CACGCGCCCGCACAAGTGCCTCAGCCTCACCCAGCTCAACCGACAATGGCCCGCTTTCGCACGGCGACCTGATGGCTGAGATGGGTAAGTTGGGGTTTGATTAGCAGACACTTACAGTACACAAATCATCCAATTTGAGAATCGTTGATTTGTGTACAAATGACATATAAATAAGAAGAGGTTTTCAAATGGCAGCCGTTTCACGTACGGACAGCTGGGATGCAGCCTGGACCCTTAGTGCTGATGCACACCGAAAAAGGCTTAGCGACCAGATATTTGACGCATACCCGTTTTTGGATTTTATGTTCAAAAACGACAATGTAGAGATTGAAAACGGTGGGCGTATCATACGCGAAGATTTGTTGTATGGTACGAACACAGCAGAATTTTATTCCGGTTATGATACTCTTAACACGACGGCGGTAGATGGTGTGAGTGCAGCGTTTTACAACTGGCGTTACGCTGCGGTGCCGATCACGATCAACCAGCAAGAAGAGATGCAAAACAGGCGCCGCGAGGACGCTGTTTCGCTGCTGTTGGCTAAGACCGAGCAGAGTATGTTGTCTCTTCGGGACCAGATCAACGCGGCGTTGTTTTCGAGCCAGAGCGGCAAGAGCTGCTTGGGCCTACAGGACATCGTAGCTGATGACTCTGGCACTACTCTGGCCGGCATCAACGCCACCAACGAGACCTGGTGGGAGAACAAGCGCGAGACATCCAGCACTGATTTTGACAGCGTAAGTAGCAATATCTACGCTGGGCCGGCGCTGATGGGTACGCTTTTCAATAACTGCTCGGAAGGTAACGAGACGCCTAACTACTTGGTGTCAACGCTTACCCACTACGGGGAGTATGAAAAGATCCTGGAGTCTACTGGCTACACGCGCTTCCAGGCGAACCAGGGCACTCCTGGGCTGAACGCGCAGAACGCTACGTTCCGCGGTATTCCGTTCACCTACGATAGGGATTGCCCGAGCGGACATTTGTACATGCTAAATACCCGCTATTTGAAGCTGAAGATTATGGAAGGCCAGAACTTTGCGAAGTCGCCCTTCCGTCATAACACGAATCAGCTTGCCCGCGTCGCGTTCATAACGGTCGGTTTGAACCTTATCACAAATAATAGGCGGCGTCAGGGCGTAATCACTACGCTGACCTAAATCACCTTGCCCGCAAGCCAATGCGGGTTCACACCCTGAGTAAAAAGGGGAGAGGAAAACAACAATGGCTAACAGTTGGGATTTTGGCCCAGGCCATACCAATAACGGAAGCGTAGGTCTTGGTGGAGGCATCAACGGCGTTACGCAAGGTATTTACTCGGAGTCTTCGACGCAGTTGGCTCCGCTTGGTACCAAGCTTGAGTTTGATGACGGGCGTATGTTCCGCTATACGAAGAGCGCGGCGGCCATCACCATTGGGTTGGTTTGTGGCAACGACTACAGCGATGGTTTGTTGGCGGAAACTGATAACTTCACCGTCAGCGGCTCAGCGGGAGACCGCGAGTTCTCAATGACGGGCGGCGGCTCAGAATTTTCCACTACGGCGGAAGCTTACGCGGGAAGTTATATCGTTTTTACGGACGGTACCGGAGCTGGTCAGTATTTCCGTATTAAAGACCACACCACCGCATCAAGCGACAAGATTACATTTCAGCTCTACGACAAGCTGGTGACGGCACCGGGTAGCGATACCGACATTATCATTGTTGGCAATCCATACGGAGCTGTTCTTGCGGCGGACGGCACCAGTGTAGGGGCAGCTACCGATTCATTTGCAGTTGGGGTGAATCCTATAGCAATTAGCTCTGGTTATTATTTCTGGATGCAGACCAGGGGTATTTGTTCGGTAAAAGCTGATTATGACACTACCGCAGCTCCACATTACGGTATGGAGTTAATCGTCAGCGATGCACATGACGGCCAGGTAGAAGCTAAGTTGGACGCACATGACGGTTATCAGACGGTAGGTTACCATGTTTCGCCTACTGGCGACGATAACACTTATATCTCGGCGTTTTTGACGCTTGAGTAATTAGTAACGAGTGGGCGGGGGCGCCTTTGGGCGCTTCCGCTACCTCTTGCAGTATACGGGGTCCGTTTGGCGGCGGACCGATAGATGTGCCTCGCAATAGACAGGATTATCAGATATGGCTCAAAAAGCCCCCCAAAAGACCAGTGAAGCGCAGCCCCAGGCCGGCGGCGCTGGTGCTGACATTTCAATTGATAACATCGTTAAGCTGTTCAAAGAGATGCCCGCGGAGTTTAAGGACGAGATCCGCAAGGAGCTGGGCGCCAGTGGCATCGTGCGCGAGAAGCGGCGTAAACGTGCGACTAACGAAGCTGCGGCCAGCCTGGTGCATACGATGGGCGATGTGCTGCATCCACCTGGTCATTTAGCTAAGCCGCCTGAGTGGGTCATACAAAAGGGTGAGCATTTCCGCGCTACGTGGGAAAAGCAGTGGGATCTGGGCCGGCCCTACATCACCGAGTCTAATATGGCGTTTGAGTATGATGGCGACCCAGGCACCGATGGCGTTGTGGGTGAGCTGGGCGTTGCCGGGTAACGGTGTATCGGCCTTACGATGACTAACGTAAACGCAATAAAGCTGGCGCTACGACGCACCGGGCTATCGCAGACCTCTTCGACCTATCTGGATAATGGGCGCGACTACCTGAATATGGTAGTCAAAGAGATTAGCCAGCGGGCTACCTGGGAGTGGTTGTTTAAGAGTTCGACCATCACTACGGTAGCAACGCAGAAGGTCTACAGCCTGGCCAGTGATGTTTTGGAGCCGTTGTCATTCCGCAACAACTCGCAAGACTATTCGCTAATCATGGCCGGGCCAGAGGACATTGATAGGCGCGATCCCGATCATAGCGAGAGCGGCGACCCGCGCATTGTGGTTATTAGCGGCACTAACAGCTCTACCGGCTATTGGGAGGTGGAGCTGTTCCCTACGCCCTCGGCGGCGGATAAGGCCATCAAATACCGCTATTACGCCTTTGTGCCTGACTTCACCAGTAGCAACGACACTGACAATCTGGAGGTGTATATACCGCTATGGGTGCAGCCCGCAGTGGTTGCTGGTATCGCTGAGTATTACTTGCAAGAGAAGGGCGCTATCGAGGACGCTGAGCTGGAGCGCCGGCGTAAGGAAGAGACGATAGCCTTTGCTATGCGTCGCAATGGCGTAGGGGATCGTCGCTATCTGTTGCGCGGCGCTACGTCTTCAGCGGGTGCCAGGAACTACACCGTGGCCGAAGGTAGCCTTAGCTGATGCCTATAGCCGGCTCATCAATACGGCATGGCCCTTGGGTGGGCGGGGTGCGCTATGATCTGCCCGTAGAAGAGCAAGCGACTAATACGCTGTATGAGATGAGCAACACGAAGGTGGGGTTGTCGGGCGAGGTCCGTAAAAGGCTCGGCTATGCCAAGTATATCGCTACCGCTTTGTCTTCTGCAACGGTTACGGCGGTGGGCTACGCGCAATTCTCAGCCAGCTCTGCCAATGCTTTTGTGGTGGCCGGCACGGTGCTGTATGAAAATATGAGCGGCACCTGGACCGAGCGTATGCCCGCAAGCGGGGTAACTATCACGGCGGGTAACGACAACACGTTTGAGTGGGTCAACGCCGGCGGCACCATCGTGCTGACTAACGGCGTTGATGGGCCTATCAAGTGGGCGGCCTCGGCGGGCGATTGCGCGGCGCTCGATGTAGACAGCCGGTTCAATACAGCAGACCACATAGAATACTTTGACGGGCGCCTTTGGCTGGCGAATACAAACGCTAACGAGGACCGTCTATGGCGCTCGGATACGGGCGACATTGAGACCTGGGGCTCTACCAGCTTTTACGGCATTGACCACCCTATTACGGGTCTTAAAGCGTTCAGCAATGCGCTGGCGGTACACGCCGAGCAAGGCATATGGCTGTTACAGCCTACCGGCAACTCGAGCATACCCTACCAGGTGCAGCGCCAGGCTAACGGCGGGTCTATCTCGGGGCGGGCGCTGGTCACGCTGCCCGATGGGTCGCAGGTCTTTCCGCGGCGCGATGGCATCTATCGCTGGCACGGTGGGCCGGTGCAGAAGATCAGCCAGGCGCTGGATGGTGCGCGGTATTGGGACAATATAAACGCTGCGCGGCTATTTCAATCGTTTGCGGTAGTCTATCCCGATCAAAACGAGGTATGGTTCCAGGTGCCGTATGGGGCGAGTCAGACCAATATGAACCATACCATTGTGTTCGATTACGTCCGCGGTATCTGGTATGGTCCGTACGAAGATTATTCGCGCAACTGCGTGGCTATCATAGACGATCTGCCGCATATGGGAGGTATAGGCGATGGGCTGCTGTATATCCACGATAGCGGCACAAACGACAATACGGCGGCTATCGCAAGCAGCTTCCAGACCGGCGCTACGGCGCCGGCGGGCGGCGAGGCCGATGTACGATGGCAGTATGCTCGGCATTACTTCGAGCTGTCGGGCAGCCATACCGTCCAGATAGAGCAACGGGCTACCGGCATCGTGGGGGATGTTGAAACCGTGGCTATGGGTGGCTCTTATGCGGGTTTAGATGCTTTTGTCTTGGGCGTTGATATCTTAGCGGAGCCTGACCTGGTGTTGTTATCCGACACAGACCTACACGGCTACGA